GCTTGGCCCCTCCTTCGGTTTTCTTGGTTTTAAACTCTTTTCTAAGGTCTTCACATTTCCATTTTCCCAATTCCTTTGTTTGTTTGTCTGCGTAGTGACCAATGGTTTTTATCTCAGAAAGAGATAGGGTATATCCACCGTATACGTTGTCTTCGGAAAAATCTCGGTGAACATTTTTTATTTTTTTACAACTTGGACACTTTAAACGGTCTCTGTATTCTGAAAAAGAAGAGACAATTGACCAGCTATGATTGCAATCGTCACATAAGTAGCTATATTCTGGCATATCTATCCTAAATCATAAAGAAAGTCTATATAATATTGTACCCTACAAAGAGAGGATATCCCTGAATAAAATTACTGTTCTGGAATATTATTTAAAGACATCAATATCCTAGCCACAACATCGCTCCTAACTATATCAGAGTAATTAAGCTCGCAAATTGCAACATCCTCTATTTCTTCTAGACGATCCATACAGGCGATCAGTCCTCCGCCAGCGCTTCCTAAGTCAGACTGCATTAGGTCTCCGTTTATAACCGCTTTAGAGTGTCTACCAAGTCGAGTGATAAACATCTTGATTTGGTCGAAAGTAGCGTTCTGTGCTTCATCTAGAATCATAAAACACCGATGAAAATTTCTACCTCTCATATATTCTAGAGGGCAAAGTTCAATTATGTTTTTATCCATGTAGTCTTTTACTTCTTTTTCTGTTAGATACATTCCCATTTCCTCTAGAATAGGTACAAGATAGGGATTTATTTTTTCTAACATTGTTCCGGGCAAGTGACCAAGCCCTCTTCCAGACTCCACAACAGGCCTAGTAATTATTATCTTTTCTATTTTTCCAGCAAGCAAATATTGACAGGCTAATCCAACAGAGACACTGGTTTTTCCTGAACCAGCAGGCCCTGAACAGAAGGTAACAGAAGAATTCTCCATGTCTTCTATATATTTTGATTGATTGTCTGTCTTGGCCTTTAGCGTTTTTCTTCTGTAGCGAGAAGAAGGCGCATTTTTTCTTTTTGTCATTAATTACCTTTATGTAGCTCGGTTATTTTAAGATTGGTTGGGCACATGGGACATAAGTTTATAGATTCACCTTCATGAAGACCCTCTTTGTGTTGTCCTAATAAGATGACTTGCATAATCATGCTGTCTCTTGTTTTGGAGTCCTCAACAAGCCTATCAAGAGCCGGAATGCTAAGCTTTGGAAGAGGCTTCTCTTTAGACACTTCTTTATGGAGAAGGACTGTAAGTACTATATTAATCATACATAGAACCATCAGAAAGTGACCTATTGGTTTAATGTCGCTCATATCATTTTCTTTCTATTGTCTGGGATGCACCAGTGGAAAAGTTGAAGGTATGTACTGCTCCAATGTCCATCTGATAAGTGGATATTCCCACTCTAACATATCGTCGATCTGGAGAAACTATAACTGGCCCTGTCCTCATCATGGTTCCTTTTGGAATTATGGATATAATAGGATGATATCCAACCCCTCTTTGTCCTAGTGTCGGAGTCCTGTTAAACGTTAGGGCTTTTCTATCTCTAGCAAGCTCTCGTGTCGCAGGAGTATCTTCTAGGCTATTGAGCTTTTCTCTGAGAGACATCTCCCTTTCTTTTGGGATGTATCTGTCAACCTCTAACATTATTCTCTTCATCTCTATTTCAGGAGTTTTGTTAGACTGCATAGCTATCTTAAGCCCCTCTCTCATCCACGGTTGAGACTGTCCATTCCTTATGGAAAAAAGCATTATGTCAATAGAGTCTTTGACGAGTAACTTGGCTTGCTCTGTCATTCCCTCTTCCTGTAGCCTATGGGCCTGAATCATTTTAAGCTGAACCGTAAGTCTTACCTGCTCCTTGCTCTGTGGTTTTTGTGCAACCAAAAGGGTTGGGAGTAAAAGTATGGTCACGACTAATAAAGATTTCTTAATTATATTCATTATGCAAACAATTCTTTAATTATTTTTCCAGAGTTAGCTATTTTCATAGGCCTTCCACTGTTACTGGTAAAGGTAGTGCTTAAAGAAATACCTAATGCTTTACAAACAGAGGCCATAACATCTTGAGATGAATAAGGATCTGTTATAACCTTAGTGCCGTCATCGCTTGTTGCCCCCACCGCGATACCACCATTCATGCCTGCTCCACCAACCACGACACTCCAACTACGAGCCCAGTGATCGCGACCAGCGTTTCCGTTGATACGAGGAGTACGGCTGAATTCACCCATCCAAATAATGGCGGTGTCGTCAAGCAGCTCTCTTTGCTCAAGGTCTTCAACCAGCGCACTCATTCCTTGGTCAAGCACGGGTAGCTTATTGTCTTTTAGTGTCGGGTGGATATTTTGGTGATTATCCCACCCTCCTAAATTAACTTCAATAAAGGGAACTCCGACTTCAACAAGCCTTCTTGCCATTAGGCAACCTTTGCCGAATCCATTGTCTCCGTACCTTTCCTTGACGGGTTCAGGTTCGCCTGCAATCTTAAAGGCTTCCATCTGTTCGCTTGTAAGAAGATTGAACGTCTGCTTCAATACCGATTGGTGATCCTTAGCAAGAGAGCCTCTTTTCTGATTAATGAAATTAGTCTCTAAGAAATCAAGAGCATAAGCTCTTTGAATGAGTCTTGCGTCCACCTTCATGTCTAAATTTCTTATTCTACCATCGCTATTGACAGAGAAGGGATTATACTGAGCCCCAAGAAAACCTGCCCCCATACTGCCTCCTCCGACAGTAACGAACTGAGGTATTTCAATGTCGTCTCGTTTTAATTGGTGAGACAGAACAGACCCGTAGCTCGGGTGTTCCATAGATGGGCTGGGAACATAACCAGTGTGCATATAATAACGTCCACGCATATGGTCAGCTTCGCGAGTACTCATAGATCTAACAATAGCCATATTGTGCATCTGCTTGGCCATCAATGGCATGTGCTCACAAATCTGGACATCTCCTGAGGTGCCTATCGGTCTAAACGGCCCTCCGGTTGCGGCGTCCGGTTTTAGATCCCAGATATCCATAGTAGACGGACCACCACCCATCCACAGTAGGATAGCGGATTTCCCGTTTTTCTTTATCTCTTCCTGATTGGCTTTTAGTGTTTGAAGAAGTCCAAGGACGCCAGCTGTGCTCGTTAAAAATTCTCTTCTTTTCATTCTAATTCTTCCTTTAAGCTAAATAATTAATTCTTGTCTTACTTTTCCACCGTCTATGATTTCAATAGGCCTATCTCCGGGAGCCATCAGTTCTTTATCTGCGACAATACCTAACTGATTATATATTGTTGTAGCCCAGTCTTTAACGGTTAGAGCATCTTCTTCTGGCTCACTAGCCGTGGCATTAGACTTGCCGTAGACTATACCTCTCTTGACTCCTCCTCCGGCCATAACAACACTAAACACCTTAGGCCAGTGATCGCGACCAGCGGTAGCATTAATTTTAGGAGTGCGACCAAATTCAGAAGCTATACATACAAGCGTTGAGTCAAGCATACCTCTATCATCTAGATCTGAAATAAGGGCGGCGAAACCTTGGTCAAGAGCTGGAGCCTGTCTTTTAATTCCTCCTTCGATACCATTATGCATGTCCCACCCGCCGTAGGTTAGTGTAACAAACCGAGTGCCAGCTTCAACTAAGCGTCTCGCAAGCAACATTCTTGCTCCCGCAGTATTGCGTCCATATCTATCACGGGTAGCAGAATCTTCTTTATTAATGTCAAATGCTTCCCTAGCCTTCTGGCTATTAATTAAGCTATATGCTCTATCATAGAATGTATCGACGGCATCGAGTGAGTCTGAATTTTCTTTATTAGCAAAGCGATCATTAACAGTAGCTAGAACCTTCTGCCTCTTGATAAACCGATCATCATTTACTCCGTCGGGCAGGTTTAAGTCGCGTACTTTGAATCCCTCGCTGGCTGGATCTGCCCCAAGACCAAACCCAGAAAAGGAACTACTTAAATAACCAGTTCCAGCATATTCATTGGGAGGACTGGGAATACAGACATAAGGAGGAAGGTTTTTTCGTGGGCCAAATTCATGCGATACCACAGAACCTATACTTGGATACTGGAGAGCTGGACTAGGGCGATAGCCGGTGAACATATTGTGCGTCCCTCTTTCATGAGCCGCTTCACCATGAGTCATTGATCGGCAAATCGCAATCTTATCAGCTATCTTTGATGTGTTGACCATCATCTCATTAAGCCTTACTCCGGCGACATTGGTTTGAATACTGTCCATCGGCCCACGATATTCAATTGGAGCAAAGGGTTTTGGGTCCCAAGTCTCTTGGTGAGCAGAGCCACCGGGAAGGTAGATAAATATAACGCTTTTTGCTGGCCCTTCCTTGCTCTCGTAGAACTTCTGGTCGCCACGAGCCCCTAGGGCTTGTAGAATACCAAAAATGCCAGCTGTACCTGTTAAAAACTCTCTTCTTTTCATAATACTAGTTCCAACTTCTCTCCAAACAAACAACAAGCGTCATGTGTTTCCTTGTGTTTAGCATAAGACTTATCGTCAAGAGGTAGATATTCTTCGTGATACCACAGCTTGCTGCTACTGCCATCAAAAGTCATACAATTACAAGCAAAGTCAACCTCTACACATTCGTCATCAATTCGCACAACCTGTGCGATAGAATATTCGTGTCAGTCAAAAGGCTCCTTACCAGCGAGGGGAAACTCAGTTCTTTGTACCCAGTCATTTAGCTTTACCATTAAGTTAGTTCCTTATTTTTTATAGTTTCTGTAACGTGACATAAAATATTTTTTTGCTTCGTCTCTTTCTTTTTCGTCAAGCTTACCATCCTTGTTCTTATCAAACTTGCTGATGATCTCTTTATATCGAGATTCTCTGTCTGGAGAAGGTCTTCCTTGTGGAGGTCTGCCCTGAGGGGATCTACTACGTGACGGAGGCCCGAAGCTAGGAGCTCTTCCATCAAAACCACGAGTAGGCTTCTTGTGTGGAGGTTGAAAGTCAGGGGTTCTTCCATCAAAGCCACGAGGAGGTGATGGGCGGTCTACTTTACAGCATCCGGGCTTGCACTTGCAGCCTTTGCTACACTCGCACTTGCATGCACGACCGCATTTCTTACAGTCTTTACAAGAGGGTCTTGAAGGTCTACCCTTTGAAGGTGCAGCGATTAGGCCCATTGGCAACATGAGCGTTGCGGCAACGATAGATATTACATTTCTTCTGTTCATTCTCTTCTCCATTCATGTTAAATGATTAATGTTTTTAGCTTTAGTGTTTAACACCTGAAAACCACTTTAGTTTCGCCAAGACGCCATCACCTTACCTGCTAGCCACGATATGCGTAAAATAATAGCAAGCATCACAATGACTAGAAATGTCTTCATCCTCTTACCTTCTTTTAAATCTATTTCTATTCTCTAGTGATATTGTCTCTCTATTATTTAATTCTGAATCATAAAGTGTGTGGGTAGTAATTATCCATTTAAATGATATATGTCTTATTGTATCGCATGTAAAGTCTTGATATATACATACCCACCCTCTTTTGGTTTTTGCAAGGGCAGTATGAATAATTCGTGGCTGTTTAAGATTATTGTTTTTAACAACCACATAGTCTCTTACTACAAACCCAGAGCCCTGCTTACTCAGTCCTGTTTTTTGTCTTGTGTTGGGGTCTAGTACTGGAATGAGAATAGAATCTCTCCATTCCCACCAAACATACTGAACCAATCTTAACTTAGTTTCTCCTGTTGTGTCATCTGTTTTGTATACGTTGTTTATTTCAAGATAGTCACAAGAGTCATATGTTACAAATCTTTCGGGAGTACCTGACGAAACCAAAGTAATCGAGCATACCGCCAAGACAATTGCACATAACCTCTTTGTAATGCCCATCACTCCTCATCTTGACACTCTGTCGCTTTACCTCTATATACCAAAAGAGTACCACCCTTTTTGTGAGCTCCTTTTCTTGTGTAAGTAAAGACCTCTCCTGTCTTAGTATTTTCGTAGAGATATCTTGCTTTCGACTCTTCTTTTACAGGGACGCACTTACCATCTTTCTCTACGTACCCTTCATTGCAATTGGGTGGATATCCAGCCTTTTTATCCGAGCTGGATTTATATTCTATTTGAAAGCCTACTGCCTCAATATAACCAAGGTCTTCTATAGCCTTGCTAACACAAATAGCATGTCTCTGCTTTCCATCGGGGTATTCCTTATTCATAGTATTGTCACCCATGCACCGTGACATGAATTTATTTTTATCTTCGTCTTTGTTTTTGGATGGTATTGGCATTGGTCTCTCCTGAATTATACCTGAAAACTGCTTCCGCAGCCACAAGATTTAACTGCATTTGGGTTATTAAAAGTAAAGCCTCGTCTTGCAATGTCACTATAGTAATCTAATATAGTTCCATCTAAGTACAAGGCACTTTTTCTATCTACAAGAATGTCCACGCCATATTGATGAGACAACGTATCTTTTTGTTCGTCATATTCGTGAGCTACTGTTAAGCTATACTCAAAACCAGAACAACCGCCACCCTTTACGCCAATCCTTAGGTATTTTTCTTTACTATCTTCAATATAAATTTTGGCTTCGACTGCTGCCGCCTCTGTTAGTTTAATTGTCATTGGTTCTCCTATTGTTTTAAAAATTTCATTTTAGCTATAGCCTCGTTCAATTTCTTGAAGCCATTGGAGTTTTAAAAACTCTATAAATAACGCTTCGTCCATTTCAAACTCGACCTCACCGTTTTCATCTATGGTGACTAACACGTCTTTATTTTCAGACGCTAGCTTTTGTAATTCCAATATAAAGTCAGGTTTATCTTTCATGCCAATCTCTTTTATAGTATGATCTTTGCTTCTCCCTCAAGTAAATATCTCGGTCGTCCACCATTGTCTGTTCTCATAGTTTGTTTGTCTATTCCAAAATGATCGAACAAGGTTGCTTGAAGATCAAGCGGGCCAACAGGATTTGCTATTGGACTGTATGATCTGTCCGCTTCGCCAATCGTTCTACCAGATTGATATTCTCCGCCAGCCATAAGCATTGGGGTAATTGAAGGCCAGTGATCTCTACCTGAATTGGCATTGATTTTAGTTCTACCAAACTCGCCAGTCACAACAAGAATAATTTTCTCATTTAACCCACGATCCCAAACGTCTTGTAAGAATCCAGCTATAGCCTTATCAACTGGGGGAACTTTGGTTTTCATAGCTTGAGATATATTGCTATGCATATCCCACCCACCGTAAGTAAGAGTTATAAAGCGAGTACCATATTCTGCAAGTCTTCTAGCAAGAAGCAACTGTGTTCCTATGGAATCGGAGCCGTAAAGAGCTTTTGTTTTTTCGTCTTCTTTATCTAGGTCAAAAGCATCTTTAGCAGACCCAAGAATTACATCATAGGCTTGACCCTTGTAGAACTCTGAGGATTCAGCCCCGTTGCCGGATATTCTTGTCGCATCAATTGCGTTCAGCAGGTCTTTTCTACTTGTGAATCTATTGATTTCTATTCGAGGAGTAAGGTTGTCTTTGTTGGATGGGTCAAAAGGTTTATACGCACCTCCAAGCCAAGACCCCTCATCTCCTTCTATTTTACCCTGCTTTACATAGGTGGGCATACCGTTTTCTGGATGGTTGGTTCCATAGCAAGCAGACACGATAGACCCAAAGGATGGATGCTCTGTCATAGAGGTGGTGGTTCTGTCTGTGTTGTAATGTCCAGTCATCATAAAGTGAGTCCCCTGCCTATGGGAAGAGTCCTTATGACTGAAAGAGTTTACTACATTCAGCTTGCTCGTATGCTTGGAAAGCTCTTGCCAATCAGCTCCAAGAGAGATGTTAGTTTTTGAATCATATATTCTACCGTTTGCTGGTTGCCATTCTGAAGGAACGTTATCTAGTGGGGCATGGAATGTCTCAAATTGAGCTGGCCCTCCTCCGAGCCATAGCCACACAACTGTTTTGTCTTTATATGCGGTAGCCCCGTCTTGTGAAAAGGCATAATCCGATAGGCCAATAACACTCATTCCGGCACCAATGGAACCAATTCTTAATAAGTCTCTTCTATTAAAATTAATATCTAGCATCTTAAAGTACCCCTTCACATTTTTTATTGTATTTTTTGCTTTGTACAATAAATTATACACCTTTCTGGGCCATTTTTTTAGAAGTCGTCAACAAGATTACCCACAGAATACTCTGTAACTCTAGTTTCAAAGAAATTTTTACATTTCTCTAGGTCAATAATCTCACTCATCCAAGGGAAAGGGTTCTTGGCATCCTCATATACGGTGGGAAGCCCTAGGTTTTCCAGTCTTCTGTTTGCAATATACTGAACGTAATCAATAAACATGTCCGAATTAAGACCTAGTATTCCATTAGGTAAAACATCTCTCGCATAAGCGAGTTCTAGTTCCATAGCTCTATCTATATGCTCCATTGTCTCTTTTTCAAAAGCCTTCGTCCATAGCTTGGGTTCGTCTTCTCTTATTTTATTAATCAGGTTAGTACCAAATTGTATGTGTAGGCTCTCATCCCTTAGAGTATATTGGATTTGCTCTCCCGTTCCCGGCAGTTTATTCTGTCTATTAAAAGAAAGTAGCATAGCAAAACCAGAGAAGAAGAAAATCCCCTCGCATATAATATAATATATAATAAGGTTGCGAAGAAATTCTCTTTTCCCTTCTATGGTATTGATATTAAAGTCTGAACGGTTGATGTCAGTGCTAATGTTCATTAGAAAATCATCCTTAGCTTTAATACTAGGGATTGAATTGTGGGCTTCATATACCTCGTTGATATCCAGATTAAGAGAGTCACATACATATACCACAGTTAAGTTATGTAAGGATTCTTCATAAGCCTGTCTTAAAATGTACTGTCGGCACTCTGGGTCTGTCACATATTTGAATACGCTCAATAAAAGATTATTAGCTACTAAGGATTCTGAGCCTGCAAAAAAGCCTAAGCATCTTTTTACAACTAGCCTCTCATCTTCTGAAAGAGAATCTCCTTTCCATTGCTCAATATCTTTTGCCATAGAAATTTCCGTTGGCATCCAGTTGTTAGCTGCCCCATCTATAAACAAGTCCCAAGCCCACTTATTAACGTGAGGTAGAATTTGGTTTACTGTGGCGACCTTATCGCTTATAATCTTAGTGTCTTTTTTCATTGGCAGCTTTCGCAGTCTGGGTCAAGGATAGAACAGGCATTGGGGGTCGAGTCTACTGTGGATTTTTCTAATCTAGTAGCGGCCTTACCTCTCAGGTAATAGGTGGTCTTCAACCCCTTCTCCCAAGCATACATATAAATATCATTCATGTGCTTTAGGCTGTCATATTTATTATATAGATTAAGAGACTGACCCATATCTATCCATTTTTGTCTTTCTGCCGCAGCTTCGATGATTATCTTATAGTCTACGTCAAAAGCTGTTTTAAATTCTTTCTGAATATCTTCTTCTAGGGACAATGCAGATATGTCTCCGTCAACTCTTTTGAGAGCTTCAACTAATTCCTCACACCAAATCCCTTTTTTCTTAGCCGCCTTGACAAAATGCTCATTTATCATAGTGAACTCGCCACTTAGAGTAGAGTACACATATAAGATAGAATAATCTGGCTCTATCGACTGCGAGCAACCTTGGATATAGGAAATGGTGGCGGTAGGGGCGATGGCCATTACGTTACTATTCCTCATTCCGTATTTAGAAATTAAAGCCCTTAGCTCGTCCCAGCCATCTACAGTTTCAAAATCCGTAGCTTTATACTTCTTTATACCCTTTCTAGAGTTCATCAATCGGCAATAAGTATCTATCGGAAGATTTCCCTTGTCCCATTCAGAGCCCCCAAAGACTGGATAGGAGGATTTTTCTTTAGCTAGCAGACATGACGTTTTGATAGCGCAGTACGAAACAAACTCCTGCACTTTTCCACACATTTCTACCGCCTCTTTACTGTCGTAGGGTATATTTAGCGAGTGTAGCATGTCGTGAGTGCCCATGATGCCCAATCCAATAGGTCTGCTTTTAGTGTTCGAGTTCTCGGCTTCTTTGGTGGGGTAGAAGTTAAGGTCTATAACATTATCCAGACCTCTTACCGCAACCTCTACTGTCTTTGATAGTTCTTTCCAGTCAACAGAGCGTACCTTTAGATGGTTCGCTAAATTAATGCTGGCAAGATTGCATACAGCCGTTTCACCTTTGTCTACTAGAGCCCCTTCGTTATACACACTTGGTTTGGTGTGTAAGAGAATCTCTGTACATAGATTAGAAGAGTGGACTATACCCACATGCTTGTTGCTATATCTTATGTTGGATGGGTCTTTAAAGGTTATCCAAGGATGTCCCGTTTCATATAATGCGGTAAGTATTTTTTTCCAAAGCTCCTTGGCTCCGATTTTTCTAAAGGAATTGAGCTTTCCTTCATCTGCCTTTTCACAATACTCGCTATACTTATTGCTAAACTCTTCTCCATAGGTCTCGTGTAATTCTGGGCATTCCGCAGGGTCGAATAGATACCACTCCTTCTCTTCAATTATAGCCTCCATGAATTCATCACAAACCCATACGGCGGTGTTCATGTCGTGACATCTTCGTCTATCGTCTCCTGTGTTCTTGCGAAGATCCAAGAAGTCTTCAATATCTAAGTGCCACACCTCCAGATAAGAACAGCCAGCACCCTTCCTCTTACCACCCTGATTGACGGCTACTAAGGTATCGTTAAAAATTTTCAACCAAGGAACAAGACCAGAAGATTTACCGTTAGTTCCTTCTATGTAGGAGCCGGATGATCGGATAGGGGTCCAATCAACACCTAGTCCTCCAGCATACTTTGACAGACGGGCTTGCCCATGTATAGTCCCAAAAATTCCATCTATAGAATCATCAACAGTGCTCAAATAACAAGAGGATAGTTGTGATCTTTTTGTTCCGCTATTAAATAAGGTTGGTGTGGATGGGCAGTATTTAAAGTTTGATAGCTTATCATAAAGCTCAATAACCGCTTCTTCTTTGTTCTTTTCATTAAGACATAGACCCATGGCGACCCTCATCCAGAAGGCCTGAGGAGCCTCCATTCTTCTTTGGTCTATGTGGATGAAATATCTATCGTATAGGGTTTGTATTCCTAAGTATTTGAATAAGGAGTCTCTTTCTATGCTTATATGTTCAGATAAAAACTTTAGATCATAACTTAAGAGCTTGCCGCTCAACCTTCCCGCTTTAACCAATTTCTTTATGTTCTGGATAAATGATTTTTTATACTGTAGTTCACATGTGTCGCTATCTACGGTCTCTCCGAACACTTCTTTGTATAGGTTATTAAGCAGCATGCGTGCAGCTACATATGTATAGTTTGGTTCTTTTTCTATTTTAGACCGAGCAGACATAATGAGGGCCTTGTCTATCTCTCTCGTCGAAATCTTGTCGTATAGTTGGATACTAGCGTCTAGTACTACTTCGCTATAAGAAACATTTTCTATTCCGCAACAGGCTCTTTCTGAACACTTATTAATTTTATCGAGATTAATGGGTTCTAATCGTCCATTCCTTTTTTTGACTTGATTGCCTTTATTCATTCATTCCTGCTGACTTTTTTTATATAGAGATTTACAAATCCTTGTAGTGGTTCCTGAAGACAGCTTCTTGCTGACTTCTACTTCTTACCTTTTTTAAAGCCGCCCCTTTTCCCTTTGCCCTTTTTTCCTTTAGCTCTATAGGACTGATGCCTATTGTAGAATTGGGCTAATTCGTCTCCATCGTCGGAGCCGAAGGACCTTTTCTTACCTGTGGGTTTTCCGTTCTTGTCTCTTAGAATAAAGTTCACCTCGAACTTTGGAGCCTCTTTTCCATCTGCTTTTTCAAACATTATGGTTCCTTAAAAGTTGTCGTTTCGCGGGTTAAAAAAAGCGACACGTTATGCTTGCTTATCAAAAACACTGGGTACTCATTAATATCTAATAAACTATTATTTTTTTACTGTGTGAGTTGAAATGCTAGCTTTTAAGTCAGAGGTGTGTCGCTTTAACAAAGTGCTGCTTCTGTTTGAGGAGCAAGCTCTGTTCTTTATAGTCTCTGGCCTACCATATTATACACCTCGTAATAATCCATTAGCCTTCTTTTTATGGTTTTTGTCCTAAATTGGTATAAAAAAAGGGAGAGGACGAATTGTCCTCCCCCTCTTCTTTTGAAAATTCCGTTTTCTTTTACTAGTCCGTTACGCGTAGTGAGTCTCCGACGATCCAAGAGACACCAACTGCCACAATGCTCATAGCTGTAGTTTCAGGAATACCTAAAGTATCCTGCAAGCAAACAGTGAGAACTGTACCCATTGCCGTCCAAAATCGACGAGATTTGAGAAGCGATTTTATCTTATCAACCATCTCTGATTCTCCTTAATAAAATTAAAAAGTGTTACCCATAATTATACTGCGGATTCTCTCTCTTCTTTGTCTAAACATTGACTAATTTTTTCAAGACTCTCTACTATTTGCTCATGTCTCTTGTCTTGTCTGTCCTGAACATCGTCTAGTATTTTTTCGTAGTGGTCTCTTTGTATGTTAAACTGTTTAGTGAAATTATCTTGCATCTCAGTGACATGCTCTTGGTGTTTCGGGAAAACAACCTTAGTTGTATACCATAGATACCACCCAAGCAAACCGGTAGCGGATATAGTTCCCCAGTCAAAGCCGGAGATACCATCTAGTCCAGCTAAAGCTGGAGGAAGTAACATTAAAAGTATGCTTTTCATTTTGTCCTACTTTCCGTAAAGTAAAAAAGAACCCCTCCGAAGAGGGGGTTTGTGAAAAGATTACCAGTTTGTTTTCGGCGCATAAAGTCCGGTAGTCGGATTCGGATTACCAGCCATGTAGGCCAAGTGACCCGGTTCAGCAGCCGATGGGTTGGCAGCTTTATCTGTTTTATCACTAGCTAATGTGCCTCCCTGTTCAGCTCCTCCTATAATATTCCAACCGCCTGCTACACTGGTTGAAAGAGCGGGGTCAAACGCACCACTGAAAGCATTCCAGTTGCCAGCAACAACCGATACCTTGTAATTAAGGCTTCTAATTACCCGTCTTTGATTAATCGAAGGGCCATTCGAAGAATCACTAGCTCCAAATAGTATCGAGTTATTGCTGAGTCCAGCGACACTCGTTGTTACCTTCATAATATCTTGAGACGGTTGATTGTTAAATGTTCCAGCCGCATTAACCGCTTGATTGTGAACGCCAGATGCAATAGTAGTAATCGGATTTCCTTCACCGAAGTCGTTCACAGACCACTTGGATGATTCAGAAATTGTCCCGCCTCCACGAATGTTACCCTGATCATTATCTACATCTTTAGGGTATCCATCGACGTAGACACCGGTTGCTCGGGTAGCGAGATTAGTAATGTTTGTAAGAAAACTCATGTTAAAAAACCTTTATTAATTATAAAAAAATTTTTTCCTACAATCCAACAATATAAGTCCTGTCCTACTCTTTAAGTACACCTAAATCATCCAAGTTTGTCAACGAATAGGCCCTTAATCCAAATAAACCGGAATTTATTGCTGCCCTGTAGTGTTTTTTAAGCCACATCCTACCACTACACACTGTTTTTATTGTAGTCTCTTTTTCTACCTTACCGCAGAACAAGAGATTGTCAAATATATCATCATTGCGGAACCCACTAGAAGGGATTATCATCTTAACACCAACATCTTCCAGAATCTTGACTACACACATAAGCTCTTCTGCATCATACAGATCATAGTTAAGTATAATTCTGAGGTCAGCATCATATTCTTTTAGGATTTTTAAGATAGGAACAACATCTTTTTTGATGGAAGATTTACTTTTTGTTTTAAAAAGAAAAGGATTCATCACTAAGTCTATAGTATTGACTCCGCTTTTTAGTGCCACTAAGGTCTCGTGTTGTCTGACCTTGCTGTCTCCAGTACCAAAGGGGTAGTCAACAGGACATGAGACAAGCAGACTAGGTAAGAGAGAAAGCTCTGAAGATATTTGTCTAACTATATAAAGAGGCAAGCATAATCCAGAAATTTCACTTGCCATAGTGTAAAACACAGACTTTATTTCTGTTTCTATACTATCTGTAGGGCTTTTATTATAACAACAGTACTCAAGATACATGTTTAATCATTTTCTCCAGTGACTCAAACCCCTTGTCTCCCCACACCCCATCAATAAACCCATAGTATCTGGCGTCTTCGGCGGATAGCCACCAGTCTTCTTTTGTGTTTAGTTGTCTTTTTATAAATCTTTTAGCGGCCCCTTCTTTTGAGCCTTGAAAATATTCTCCCGTTTGATGTCCAGACGTAGAGAGTATCTCATAAGACTTATCCATCATTTTTTTCTCGAATTCATAAAGGGAAAACATTTGCTTATATGTTCCGTCCACAGCACAGGAGCCTTCGTGTATAAGCCATTCGCAATTTGGCATAGAGACCCTTATTCCTTTATTAAGTGGCGCCTGAGCTATTATAGTACCCATAGAAGCACAGATACCGTGACAGACAAATACAAAATTACACGGGCTGCTTTTTATAGCATCGTAGATGGCCATTCCGGAGTGCCAGTCTCCCCCAACGGTCTGTTGGTGGATGACGACAGGGGCATCGCCGTCTTGTTCCAGCGTTCTTAAGTTTATTAAGAACTTTTCGGACACAGCATGGTCTATCAAAGGCTCTTCTTGTGAGCTTTCAGACCTTAAGAACACCTCTCTGCTGTCGAGAATTAAGCAAGTTTCATAGGGGTCCGTCGCAAAGGAAGCCTTACGATTGAACATTTTCATTGTTGAGACTTCCTTACATGTGAAACCATTACATCTTTAACATTAGACATAACGTCCCGGTCTCTAAATAATTTTCCCACCGCTATTCTGAATCTATAAGGCGTAAATATATCAAGACTTTCCACCCCTTCTACTTTAGATATTAAAGAATGGGCGGCGGCTGTTATTTTAAAATTAGAGTGCCCGACCCAAAACTTAAAATAAGTGCTGGCAAGAGAGTGCTCTGTTAGGGGCATAATCCCGAAAGGAGTAAAAATAGTTTGAATACTCTTTACGCTCTCAGACTCTTCTTCGGAAAAGCCTTCAAAGAAAAGTCCAGTGTCGTCTTTTTCAATTGCTTTATTTTCAAGTTCCGTTTCTATGTCTGCTTCGTATGCGTCTACCCATTTCTCCCAGTAAACATTATATCCGCTAGGGATTGGTATGTTATTCTTTTCCATCGTTAGGTCTCCGTGCTCTAAATTTATTGTTCTCTCCTAAAGTTAAACACCTCTGACGGACTTACTACAGATTCAAGTTTATTTAATTTTTCCCCTGTGTTCATTAGTGACCATCCAATAAGCACCCTAGAATAAAAATCGTCTTCTTCAGATTCTTCTAATTCTTTAGACCTATACTCAAGAGACTTTAAAATAAAACTGTTAAGGTCTCCTTTTTCTAGATAGAACAAGAGAAGGGCTAATGTCTCAGCGGATTCTCCAGTTGTATCACTAAGTTTAAAGTCAACAATAAAATCTCCAGAAGTGCCCTCCCATGTTATTTCCATTTTTCCAGAAGTAACAATCTCTTCTTCGGAAAGTTCTGGTTCAGGTTCGGGAACTGCTTTCTTCTTATTAAAAGAAACTGAGTTTTTAATAAATCGAATTAAGTCTTTCATATAGTATTATACCCCATAAAAGAATCATTTTGGAATGAGTTATGGTTTTTGTTTTTGCAGCTCATACCACAATAGGGCAACATTCGCAAGAGCATAGGCAACCCACATTAACGAATGAGGATAATCCTTGTCTCTGAAGCAAGATATAGAGACTATTAAGTAGCACGCGGAGGCAATGATAAGAGCGGGAACGGCGTACATTATATTTTATTTTGGTCAAAGAAAAACCATCTTTTGTAGTGTTTTATATCTTTTCCCGAGTCAATATCCGCAAGATACGCTAGTAAGTCGTCTATAGAATCGAATATATGTTGGTGAGGAAGCATAAAGAACAACCAATTGGGTGCATTTATTTTACCCTGTTGACACCATATTAAGACAGGCTTTTTCTGACTATTAGCCACCGATATCTCTTCATATGTTCCGCAAGCGTGAACATTAATGTCAATTGACGCGATGATAAAGTCAGAGACATCAACACATCTAAGGTCAAGAGTTCTAATGACCCCATATTCCTTTCTTATCTTGGAATATTCTCCTCTTATCTTTAAGGACTGTATGTTAGACCTAGTGGTAGAGTCTTCTATCCCTACCTCTACAGGCTTATCACAAGGGTCTAATACTCTTATTCCAAAGCTCTTTAGGATCGGGCGTATCTTCTGTCTCCACCCTACGCCTCCATCTGGAACCCTATCCATAGCACCGGCTAAATAGGCCCTCATTCCTTCTAAGCGATTCATACTCCAGTGCTCCCAAAGCCACCAGCTTCTCGACAGGAACTATTTATTTCATTAACTTCTTCTATCTCAAAGGAAGGTAGTTTTTGAAATAGAATTTGAGCAATTCTGTCATGCCTATTCACTTTAAAGTCTTCTCTTCCTGAATTGTACAGACAAACTTTAACTACTCCTGTGTATCCTGAGTCCACGACTCCGGCTAAAACATCTATACCATTCCTAATAGACATTCCCGAGCGAGGCCATATTAGCCCTACGTATCCATTGGGTATTTCTATCTGTATCCCAGCGTCAATCAACGCTCTCCCTCCCGCCAGTACGGTTGAATCCTCATTGGCATATAGGTCCCAACCAGCATCAGAAGGATGCCCCTTCGAAATCAGCGGGATATCCGGACACGTTTTTTTAATCTTGACCTTCATCTAATAGTTCCTTTATTCTTTTAGCACAGACTTCCCAGCGGTAACGGAACGCTGTATCTATACCTTCTTCATTTCTTTCGTACTCTCCTGTTTTCCATTTTTTATAAATACTTCTCATGTGATCTATAAACTGTTCCTCCACACCCTCGAGAGATGCCCACTCTGCTGAGCCATCAAACCAAATGCCATCATGTGCCGGTTCCTCTTTTAGTGGCTTGACAAGCATACTGTTGGAAGCGTCGCAATATTCTGTATGTGCTGAGTAGTCGGTTGTTATAACATGCTTACCCATAGACATGAGTTCTAGTATCTCTAAATTCCATCCTTCTGCTCTGCTAGGGAATATACCACACCTTACCTGTTGCAAGATTGGAATCATATTCTGTTGGGATTGAACTCTATCAATAAGCCTTACTCTAGGGTCTCTGGAATATGCTGTTGTCCATTTAACAGCCTCTTCTGGTGGCAAGAAAGGATTCTGACACATCATCCACAGCTCGACATCGTCTTCATCTTTGAAGGCTTGCTGAAAAAGTAGAAGCAATAGATCATGCCCTTTTCTTTTTTCCCACTTCCCACAATTAAAAAATATAAACTTATCATTATCTGGAAGAGAGGTAGACCTATCAAGAGGAGAAAAGAGATCTGTGTCTACGCCAAGTGGAACAACGTGAGTCGTAACAGAGGGGACTTCTTTATTTATTACTTCCTTTGCCCACTCCGAGGCAACGAACACATCATCACAGGAAGATAGTTGGTGTTGTCTGATCTCATTAAACTTATTTATTTCGAAGAAAGGAAACCCTATAAACCTACCTCTCCCTATCCGTTGTGCCATATCATACTCATGCCATATCTTTATACAGGGAGCTTCAACATCAAAGCTAGCGCCCTCTTTTAGCATTAAGCTTAGTTCGTCGGCTTCTTCCTGAGAGGAAAAGGAAGGCTCTCCTATTGGGAAAATAGATACATTATAACCTTCCTTCTTAAGGCTTTTGCAAATATTCTTTCCTGCTATTCCATATCCCAAGTCGTTAATTGGGGTCATTATATTTAAGTTCTTCATTCCTAGCCTCTTTTAAATGTTCAGACAAAAAAGAAGGGGTAGCATATGCCACCCCTTCAGTTTAATTAGCCGGTCCTTAGTCTAATTAAAAGGGGGCGTCGTCATCAGCGGAAGCTGCGCTAGCTGCCACAGGCTGTAGTGAGGATGCATTATCCCGATTACCTTGTGGGTTAGGATTGGTTGGTGTCAAGTTAATGTTTTCAGAAACAATAGTTAGTTTGCTTCTCTTGACTCCTTCGTCGGTTTCCCAACTATTAAGCTTCATTCGACCCTCTACCATGATATGCCGACCCTTGGTCAACATTGGTGATAGAGTTTCTGCTTGTTTTCCCCAGATCGTAACGTCTACGAAGGTTGCTTCTTCTTGGCGTTCTCCGTTCTTAGTCCAGATTCGGTTAGAAACTACACTAACATCAGTAACTGGGGTTCCATTTGGTGTTTGACGCAATTCACTATCTCTAGTAACACGCCCAGTAACAATAACCTTGTTAATATCGCTCATATTTTATAAGCTCCTTAAAAATAAAAAGTGTTAAGCAAGAAGACCACGATAACGGAGAGCCTTGCGTGTCAAGCGACGTGCATATACAGCTCCGTGGGTCCTCACTAATTTACGAAATTCTCCAGAATACTTGGTTCCAGAAAGTGCGCTGGTGGCATCTTTAACAGAAAACCGTCCGGTTGAAAAGTTATACATAACCTTTGCTGACCGCTTGGTAGAAAGTAAAGTTGCAAAATCTGTGGTTTCGACAGTTCTCATCGAAATGCTCCTTAAAAAAATCCTTAATAAACCCAATCTTTTGATTGGTGATATAATATTATACCACATTGTTTGCCTGTATAAGAAAAAAAAATGAGAATATAAAAGAAAAAGGCGCCTAAATGACGCCTAGAACTTTGTTTTTATTGTGTGTTACCTTTTTAGTCTTTCTTTTTAGACTTCTTAGCTTCCTTTTTAGGGGCTGCTTCCGGCTTCGGTTTGTTTGCTCTTGAATCGTGCGGCATTTTACTGCTCCTTGTATTATTAAAAAAGTTATAACCTTATAGATATATACACCGGGCCTAAGTTCTTCTAGCCTTCCCCTTCAGTGTTTTTAGGGAGATTATTTTTACCTTCTTGTCAGGAAAGTCCCAGCCTGCTTGGGTTTTTATAGTTTCAGAAGCTTCTTTTTTGTCTGAGGCGAACACTTCTTCTTCAAACGTATTATTACCGACTCGATAGCGTACTAAAAAGCTTTCCATTACTCCTCCTTGGGTTTCCTAAAGGGTCTAGGCCTTTGTCTTGATTCATAGTTCATTGCATCTATCATTCTTTGTACTTGGTTCTCTTCTCTAAGATCCTTTCTCTTGAGCATCAATTTTCTAAGTTTTGCTTTCTTTCTTTTCTGTTGTTTCTTAAACTTACCTTTGTTCTGATAATCCATTTGATGTATTCCTATTTAAATTTAGTGGACATGGCGGGATTTGCACCCGCGTCCCTCGTTATATCCTTATTAATATCTACATTGTTATTACATTGTATTCACACAAAGTAAAAAGTTATCCGATTTGTCGGAGTCAGATGGGATACCATCATTTCACTTTTAATTCAAGTAGTGAACACTCTATCTAAGTACGACTTAGCCCGTTACCATTTGGGTGATAAGGCATGGTAAGCCCCAGTAGCTAGGCTACAATCGCGAAACTGTGTTCAGCAATTAAAAAGTTTAGCCAATTTTTAAAGTAGCCGCTTGGCTAACTACTCAATGCAACTAATAGTTCAAGTAACAGGTCGAATCTGGTTCATGCCCATACTTTAGTTAACTTTCTTCTCTTCGCATTTTCCTTCAGAGCATTTTTTATCATTTGAAGCTTCAAATTGCAACGAGTTTTCACATTCTTGTAGGTGCTGTACTAGCTCTTGCATCTCTTGTTGGCGGCTTTCAATTCTATGTTTGATACTCTGAATGTATCCTTGGCTCATTTCTTCTAAAGTAATTGACATTTCTACATACCTCTTGTCTTGCTTATAGCTGATTTAAATTTTAGTAAATTGCTGGAAGATTCTGTCTTTTCTCCTCCAACTCCGTAAACTTCTAGTATTCCTAGTTCTTTGCAAAGATTTGTCTCTGGAGCCTCTCCTTCTTTCCTGTCTCCGCCATTAGCAAATATCATATGATCAAAGAATGGGCCTATTGAATACTTGTTCCAAATGGAGGATAGGGTCTTTACCACAGAAGCATCTGTATCTATAGATACTACAGCCTCATTGACATCTCCTATGGAAGAGACTATTCTTTTTCTTTCTTGCTCTCCCATAAAAGGTCTAGACCCTTTAATTATCACCTGCCTGTCACTATTTATTATAGCAATAAGGTAGTCCCCTAGTTTTTTTGCGTTTTCAATATAGTCTAAATGTCCTATATGAAGGGGATTAAAATATCCAGAAATAACAACTACTTTCATATCTCTACCCCTCCAAGTCCTGCGTCTCTGTCTACGTTAACAGCAAATGCGGTATCGTTTCCGTTAGGCCTTCTATCATTAATAACAATACGCTGGCCTTTACTTATTCCCATCACAAGCAAATCATAGGGAACACCCAGTCTTCCAAGCTGTCTTTCTGTCGTTCCTCTTAAGCTCTCCCTTCTGGCTGTAGTCAGGATTATTTTGTATTCCTTAGAGCACCACTCATTCATTCTTTCCCTTACTCCCGGAAGGAGAGATGCCTCCTTAAGAGAAATATCACTAAATGTTCCTTTGTGCTCCAGTAGAGTTCCATCTATATCAACGAATAAAGTTTTCATAAAATCACCTATTTATTATCTTAGACCCTTCTTCATCTATTGCGAAATCAATATAATTATTTTTATATTCCCTTTTTACCCTTAGCTTGGAGTCCTCGTCTTCCATTATGCCAAAGATAAAGCCAGCACGTCCGGCTCCTAAAAGCTTTCCTCCAATCATTCCATTGTCTTTTAGTTTTTTATAAAGTAAATCTACATCCGAAGAAGATATCAAATCAGATAGCTTCTTTTTTGCTTCCCACGAGTCTTCGAGTAGTCCACCAATTTTTTCAATATCTGATTCTAAAAAATATTCATACGCTGTTCTGGCTGTCTCTAAGATTCTTTTTTTGTTTTCGGTATTCTTTTCTTGACCTATCTCTCTAGCTATTTGAAAGGACTTTCTTGTTTTGCCAGTGTAAACTAATATGCTTCTGGATATAAAATCACTCTTAAATTCTTCGCTTACTGGCATTGGCTTAACTTCAAAATCTCCACACTTCTTTATACTTATTGAATTAAGGCCGCCATATGATGCCCAGATTTGATCCTGCATGCCTCCGGGTTCGTCTAGTATTTTCCTCTCTATTTCTATTGCCATCTGCGCGATACTCTTTTTGCAAAAAGATTTTTCGGTTAATGCATATAAAGAGTTCAGGAGACCTACTATAAATGAGGAGGAGGAACCTGTTCCAGTTTGCGATGGAAGGTCGCTAAAGTGATTGAGTTCTAATCCAAACTCCACATTGCAATAGTCAATGACCCCTTTTATTGCGAGGTGTTCAATGTCTTCATTGGAATTAAGTATCTCGGTTTTTGAGTATGTTAATCTTGTTTTATACGGGAGTATTAAAGGAGTTTTTCTTGCAGAAAGATACGTATACTTATTCAGACAGAACCCAATAAGGAATGAACCAAACTTGGAATAAAAGGAATCGTAATCTGTAGAGCCCCCAAATAAGGAAACCCTAAAAGGTGTTTTTGATATAATCATTAGTAGTTAAACATTGCCTTTGTCTGAATTTTTCTGTCATCAATATCAGGTGAGAGGAATTGTAAAAACCTTTTAACCTCGACTATGCCTTGCTCTAATCCAAATACTGGGGAATAGCCTAAGTCATATAGTTTTTGACTGCTTACTATATAGTCTCGCTTGTCCGGGTCTGTTCGGTTGTCAATCTCGGAAAAGGACGCCCCTGTCAAGCCACAAACCAGCCCCACCAATTTCTTTTTGGTGGTGTTGGCTTCATCGTTACCAAGATTGTATATCTGCCCTTTCATCTTCTCGGAATTTCGTGTGGCGAAATCAAACGCCCTACATATATCTTGTACGTGAATATAGTTTCTTCTGAAGTGACCATCAAAAACATCAATATGCTTACTAAACAATGCTTCGTAAGTAAGATTGTTGACGAGAAGGTCTAGGCGAGGCCTGTGAGACCATCCGAAGACGGTGGCAAGCCTAAAGCACACGCTTTTTTCATAGTTTTCAATGAGATAGTCTTCTGTGTCCTGCTTAGTCTTTCCGTAAAGAGAAAGGGGATTAGACAGGGTTTTCTCAGTGCATAGATCTTGACCTGTTGTACCGTACCCAGAGTTGGTGTTAGGGTATATGATAAGAGGAGGCTTGCTACTTTCTTTTGCTATCCTTACTAGAGTATGATACCATTTGTGATTGATTTTTTGGGAGTAGTCTGGTAGCTTGTCACAGGCGGGAGCACCGACTATAGCAGCCAATGGGATGATAACGTCTGCCCTTTTAATAGAGTCTACTAGATTGTGGCTGAAGTTTAAAACATCCTCTTTATAGAATGAGCTTTTTTCTGTCAAGACTTTATATACGTGCGCGCCTTGATTGTATAGGAAATTATCAAATGCATATATTTCATCTGCTATTCCAGCAGTTTTCAAATAATCTACAAGTGAAGACCCGATATATCCTCCGGCTCCAGTAATCAATACTTTCATTATCTACAAGCCTCCAGAGCTTCTTTAATTGTAATTTCGATTCTTTGTATGTCATCTTCAGATAAGTGCTGGTGACATCCAATATGGATACCATTGTCTCCAACCCATTCAGCTTCTGGAAAATCTCCTAGACAATATTCCATGTCTGCAAATGCTCTGTGCTGAGTGGGGATAGATCCAAAGTTTCGTTTGTGATGAATATTATATTTATCAAATACCCCTTTGACTAATTCAATTTTACCAGCTTCTTTGCAGGTTATGCTGAATCCATGAGGACAGTTTCTATTACCCTCATCTTCTTCTGAGAAGAAAGCTATGTCTTCGAACCCTACGGCAGCGGCCCGCATACGCTTCATAGTTGCATGTCTTGTGTTGAAGGTTTCCCAAAATACACCTATAGCTTCTAAGCCAATGCTTGCTTCAAGATCGTTCATCTTTGAATTATATCCAACCCTTTGATGGTCAAAGTAGATTGAATTAAATGGCCTTCCATGCGACCTGCATGATGCAAGAACATCTGCTAGATGGTCATCATTTACAGAGACCATGCCTCCTTCACCACAGCAAACTAAATGTGCAATGTAATAGCTATAGACAGACATGTCACCCCAGTGACCAATGAACTTATCCTTGTAAGTCGCACCATGAGCTTCGCAGGCATCTTCAATAATAACTAAATTATATCGTTCTCCGAGATCACAAATAATGTCCATTTCTGCTGGACGGCCCATCGTATGCACTGGCATAATGGCAACAGTTCTAAATGTAATAGCATCCTCTATCTTACTTTCGTCAATATTTAACGTCTCTTTATTTACATCGACGAAAACAGGGGTAAACCCTGCTGCTCTAACGGCATTTGAAGTCGCAATAAAGGACAGAGCGGGCACAATTACCTCGTCTCCTCTTTTCGCACCTGTAATGTCGTACAAGGCTAGACAAGCATTGATAACGCCATCTGTGCCGGAACTCATCGCAATACTTCTTTTGTAATTAAATATCTCAGACCATTCTTTTTCTAGCTGCTTTACCTTTGGGCCTCCCGAAGCCCAGTTCGTATCGCAGACATGCATCAGATTTTCTCTGGCAATATCGCCTATTACCAATTCTCCAAATTCAATTCTTTTCATAGTTAGCACAAGTCTCCATGTTCTATAATTAGAGTGGAAATTCCATCCTCTCTATCAAGGGCTTTTTTGTAAGCTGAAAGAACTTGCTCTGGATAAAGCAATTCCACTACATCTATGGTGTCGCACATGCTTCTAAACGCTTGTGTATAATTGGCTTTATGCTGATGCCCCGGATCGAGGGGATATTGAGAACCAACAATGGCCTTCATGATTACCTTCGGCCTTGATTCTCCATCTGACATAACAGACCACTTATCTAAATGGTTCACTATCTGGTTCGCTGCCAAAATGGCAAAGTTCATTCGTGGGTATATTGACACAGGGATTTTACCTTCTAACGCTAAACCCAAACAAAAGCCAGCTTGGAAATCTTCAGCCACAGGAAGCTCCAAGAGCTTTTCTGGAGGGAAGTCCTTTACTTGATGAGTAACTGCCGTCCCTTTATATGCTACGGCCTGTCCCACAAAGATAGTCTCTGGATGAGATCCTAAGTACTCCATGCCTTTGTATATTTCTTCTTTATAGTTCATATTAAAACTCCACGAATACGCCAGTGCCCGAATGTGGGTAGGTCATATTATAGCGGTAGTAGGTTATCTTAAAATTCTCACACTTGCGGCTAAGGTTACTATATATCTGATACCATTCTCGCGTGCTTCCATTCCACGTTTCTTCTGTGATGGTTCCTACGGACTTTCCGTTGTCCTCGATAACCCAAGTGATTGGAAGGTCATGGTTCATGGAATATCTTATTGATTCGCTAGCGATTCCGGTTAGAAAGCTCATATCTCCAATGAAGCAATACACTCTAGCGTCAGACTTAGATGCTTTAAGCTGCCACGCTGTCCCAACAGCTATTGGACAGATCCCCCCAACTATAGCGGAGCTAAAGAAATTATGTTCTGGGAAGTGTAGCGTTATTGACTTTCCGTCTAGGATTTTCTGCTTGACTTGTTCGGCAGGAACTCCTTTCAATAGGGCATGAGAATGACTCGCCCAAGTTGAAAATACGTAGTCTTCTTTTTTAACTTTGTGATTTTTAAATAGGGAACAAAGGTCTGCTTCATTGTTATTACGCAAATGAACTGGAGCCTTGATCTTTCCAGACTCATATATCTTTTCAATTTCTTCTTCAAATTCTTTAAGCATTTTTTATTATCCTAACTATACTCTATCTCACTTGTAAGTAAAGCCTCATCGAAAATACCCTTATCGTTTTCTAGTATGTATTTAAACTGATTAAAAAAAGAATGCTTTTTGATCCAGTCTTTTTGCTTAGCTAAAATTTGCGAGGTTGTTTCCTCGTCTTTTGTTACTTTGTCATACGTTTCTTTTATTGTCTCAAAGTTATTATACTCATAGAGAGGGAAAACATCTTGATAAAAAACCTTATTCCAATGGAAATCATCATATATTAAAACTGAGTTTGCTAGTGGTGCGATAAAATCCTTTACGCCTTTCATGCATCTAGAGAGCTTAGTCTTCGCTCTGTGTTTCCGAAAGTGATCTGGGAGAAGCATCTCTGTTGAGCGGCATCTAGACGAGGGGCACTGCGGATTGTCGCATTCGTGACGATACTTTAGATAAGCGCTTTCGCTGTTTATTTCACTTCTCTCTGCCCAAGCAGACGACGTGTTTCCTAGATGAACCTTTATCGTTAAATAATCCTCCACCGTTTGAGAGATATTTTTTGATGCCATACGAACAGTATCTTTATCACCAAGTAGGATATTATCAAAAGTCTTATTCAAATATCTCTTAAGTTCGCAGCGATATTCGTTTTGATTTTTAAAGGTCATAAAACAACCTACGTCGAGCGTTCTTGGTTCGTCTAACGTGTGCTGAATATGCTCGATAATTTCTATCATTTTTTTGCAAGGTGTGGATATATAAAACTGAGCATTAACCCCCAGTTTTTCACGAAGTAAGTGTACGCTTCTTGGGTCGTTTGTTAGATATAGGTTTGCCAGCTCAATATTTTCTATACAAAACTCGTGGGGAAAAATATTGCTAAGATAGTAATAGTCATCCCAAGCCAAGACAGCTATCTCACAGCCTTCGTCGCAGCGCTTGAGATCTAGTAGCTGGAAGTATCCGTTGTAGAGCACCCACGGCTCTATAATAAAAAGAATTTTCCCTAGTCTTTTAAGGTTCTCCTCATACTCTTGAAATATATTGAAGGAATTATGGAGGCGGACATTATGAACTTTTGCATCTACAAGGTTGGCAATTTCTGGCATATCTAGATAAAAACTCATTTCTGAGTTTAATGTATATCTTCCTTCAGGTCCGCTATTGCTACCACCCTCAAGCGTAGAAAAATCTGCTATCACAGGGTCTATATGGTCAGGAAGCGTTTTAAAGCAAACTATTGTGTCGAAATGTGAGTTCATAATATTTTCATCAAATCCTCTAATGAGGAAGCCTCTTTATCTCTTGCAGATAGAATAGGGTTGTCTGTAAACCAAGAAGAGTTTATTTGTTTGTCTTTATAGCTAACCGCCCATTGGTTTTCTGGGCCAGAATAATTCTCGCTCCACTTATAATAAAGAATGCACTCATCGCTTAGGCATTCGTGGGCATTTAGGAAGTAGGGAGGTACTAAAATCTGTTTTTTGTTCTCGTCAGTTAATATGAACTCCTGTCTATGTTCGGAATTGATGTCCCATAAGACCAATCTTAAGGAGCCATATATGCAGGTGCAGAGCTTCCAAGTCGTTGAGTCTCCATGAAACCCCCTGATAACTCCCCTTTTAGACCTAGAAAATCTGTCTTCCACAAACTCTAGGTCGTGATCTCTTGCTCTCCAGCAAGGATACAGTTCGCCCCTGTCGTCCTTGTAGCTAATAAGTGATTTTGCAGTTATCATTTAGTTTGCTTCGGCTAGATAATTTGTTTTATACCAGTCGCAGGTTTTTTCAAGACCCTCTCTCAGTGAGACTGCAGGGCTCCATCCAAGTTTTAGCTCTGCCTTTTGGCAGTCTAGGATTACGGTTGTCGGAATGTCAGGTTTTGTTGTATCGAATTTTATATCAAGACTTTTGTCCTGAACTTCCATTATGGTAGACGCCAGCTCCAGTATAGAAAAGGCTTCTCCTGCCCCGCAGTTGAATAGCTCGTATTTAGAATCTTGTCTCTCGATACAACTGTTGATAAAACGAATTAGATCATCTATATAGACTACATCTCTAGAGGCTTTGCCGGTTCCCCAGATTTCAAACTCGCTCTCCGCACCTGTAACCTTATTAATAAAGGCTGGCACTACATGGCATTTGTCTAAGTCAAACTTATCGTATGGGCCGTAAACATTTGAATGCCTAAAGGCCGTAAACTTGGTTTCCCCTATTCTAGAATAGAAGTCACACATTTTTTCACTGAAGACCTTCATATTGCCAACACCGAAGTAGTTGTGGTATATCTCATCGTCTGCGTTCCAGTCATCTTCCGACTGGGGAACATCTTTTGGCTGATACATGACGGTGCAACTTGGAAATAGAAGATGCCCCACTTTGTTTAAGGTTGCTTCTCTAAATATCCAAGAGTTCATAACAGCATTATCTGTTACGTGAAGATACGGCCTTTCCACAACATCTTTAGAGCCGGTGGTTGTTGCTGCAGCTTGAAGTACTATATCGTAGCGTTGCTCCTCAAAAATACTCTTTACCTCTTCTTCTAATCGCAGGTCTGCTTGGATGTATCTAACACCCTCTAGCCTACCGTAGTCCGGATCGTCAGAGTTAAACAGAACCGCCGTTATATCATACGAGTCTCTAAAATATTCTAGCGCGTTTCTTCCTATGAAGCCATTAGCTCCACAAACCAACATACTCTTTTTCATTTTTAAACCTTTACAAAATAAGCTATACCAACTTCGTTTGAATGTGAAATTTTTTCCCAGTTGTGGCTTGATTCTCTAACTACGCGAGGTGTTCCGTATCTGTCTCCTTCGAAATTTGCATCGTGAAGGGCGATTATACCACCTGTTCTTACTAGAGGCGCGTAGTTTTCCAGATCAAGCTTTACGTATTCGTATGAATGATTCCCATCTATGAAAACGCAATCAAAAGGGCCGAGCTCTTGTGCTTGCTTTATTACGCCTTCCGAGGCCGAATCCCCGCATAATATAGTTTCCTTTTTGTGGTTTATCTCATCAGAATATCTCTGTACGTGTAGGTCGTCGTATTCTATAGTGCAGATAGAATCCATCAATAGGCTTAACACAAAGTGCGTTGAGGCAAAATGGCCCAGCCCTATCTGGAGAATGTTTCTAACATTGTTTTTAGACAACAAGCATAGAAAGTCATAGATTTCCTCCTCAACCTGTTGTATCACTTGTGGGTTGCTATTAATGATGTCCACTTTTGGATCTATATAAAGATCACTATAACCTTCTACTCTATCTAATATGTAGGAAGCCCTAGATTCCATAAGCATCATAGCAAGATCTACTTTGCTATCAGAGGTGACGGCTATTCCGGACTTACACAGACGATCAAAAAAATTGTTTATATATTCTTTTTCTACCTTCATTTTATACCTCAATCATGTTCGTATAATCGGCCTCAAGGAAAGGATCGTGCCGTCCTTCGTATGGATTGTTAGCTATAAACCAATCGAATGTTTCTTTTAGACCCTCTTCAAGCGATACGGTTGACTCAAAGCCGTATCCTCTTAATCGTGAGACGTCTGCAATTCTAAAAGAGTCTCCTTTTGGCTTGGTCATATCGTGCGTTATTTCTAAGTCTTTTCCAGAAACTCTGACTAAGGTTTCAATCAGTTCCTTTACTGTTATGCACCTACCATTGCCGATATTTACAGGTTCGGTAATTTTGTTTTCGACTAAGAACATGGCTCCTCTTGCAATATCTCTAGCGTGAATGATGTCTCGTCCAGCAGAACCATCCCCCCATATTTCAACACTGTCCGTTGCTTCGACCACTTTTCGGACTAGGGAAGGTACTAAGGTTGATGTCGCTAGATCGAAGTTATCGTACTTACCATATATATTCACCGGCTTCATTATTGAAATGTTCTGTTCCCCGTACTGCTGCTGGTATGCGTCTATCTGGACTTCTCCCATTCTTTTTGCCCATCCTGCAAACCAATCATTTGGAGAAGGGTTCTTGTCCCATAGCTCACTTTCCCTAAATACTTCTGATTGACCATAAGTACCGACAGTACTTGTATAGATGCCGCCTCCCATGTCGGAGGTGTACATGGCTGCGATCATGCTGGTGTTGAGTTGTAAGATGCTGGTAAAAAAGGTATACTGCTTTGTTTTGGTAACAACGGGAGATCCTTTTATTCCTGCTATATGAAAGACAAAATCTTTTCCTTCGCAAGCACTCGTACAATTCTTCAGAACTCTTAGGTCAGCATTGATATACTCAACGCCCCAATCTTCGTCGAAGTTATTGTTGTCTAGGGAAGCAGACGTTACGTTTGCTCCTTCTTTTACCAAAAGTTCAACGAGCTCTCGACCCACCAAGCCTGTGCCACCAGTTACTAGTATGTTTTTACCGCTATACATTATTGTTTCTCCAAGTTATGAGAGAGTCATCTTTGCTTTCTATGTAATCAAATATCTTCTCTACCGTGTAGTTTTGGCTTTTATTGTAAGCTCTTTCTATTATGTCTCTGTACTCATCAAAATTATTCCTTACCCTCTCTATTATACCCTCCAATTCCTGAAAGGAGTCAAAGTATATAAACTCCTTTTCGGGAGTGTAAAAGTCTTCAATTAAATTCCAAGGATCTCTTTTAACCAGCATTAAAGATTTTGAGGAAGCGATCTCATGCGTCCTAACTTTAAATTGAGGCATGACACCTTTATCAAAGTGGTCAAAAACATCAAAATTATCTCCATTGTCAAGGGAAGAAGGGCTCATGTATATCATATTGAAACTTAATGACGAACGACATTTACTTAACTCAACAAGCTTTTCTTCTGAAGGAAGATTTACATGGGTGCATTTGTTGAACTCATAGGGGTGTCTCATCCACGTATTTAGTTGTGATGTTAGAAATTTATAGTCGAACTTAGATATTGTTTCTATTGCAGATATATGGTCTTGACCGTGAATAGATCCCATCCAAGAGCAATCTGCATCGTAGTTGCCAAACTCTTTCACTGAATAGTTTGTAAACGGGTAGGGAATATATTTAAACTTTTCATATCCAAAGTGCTCATTCATAAACCTACAGGTAAATGGACACACACAATAAACCTCTGTAAAGAAATCGTAATGATCGAAGTGGAAATAATCCTTTTGTGCCGTGAATTCGCATGGGCTCCAGAGAGCCAGCAAGCACTTTCTTTCATAGCTCTGGTAGGGAACCTTTATATTATGGTCATAAATCCAATGGGCCCCGTTCATAAGAACAGAGCTTAAGGAGTCGTCTCCAAGCGGCTCTAGGCTCTTGTGCATATAGGTAACAACTCCCCACAAAGCATCTCCATCAAAGTTAGCGACAACCCTCATGCGTTTGTTCCCCGCGAGCTCATGTCAATGCTGTACTCGTCAAAGACATCCATTAATTCTAAGAAATACTCTTTAATGTTCCATTTTCCTTTAACTACGGCGGTAGCAATGTGTGGGAAGACACTAGAGTCATAATGAAACAACCCTCTCTTTTTTTCACAGTCGTGATATTGTAATCCTTTTGTCATGCCTATGCTTCTGCAAACATCAGAACCTCCCGGCTCTTGCTGCATCCTTCCATTGCTTTCTGGAGACGCCCTAAACATCCTTTCAAAGTCCCTTGTCCTCCAGACGCTAGCTTGTTGGGCAAAAAAATTGCTACCGTTCGGGTCTATTACAAAAAGTTTTTCATAGCCCTTATGGGGAGAAACCTCTTCGGGCCCTTTAGTTAGCTTAACAAAACTGTAGTCGGAGTTGGATAAGGCCTCTAATATGTAGGATATCTTTTCTTGATTAACCAAATCAAAAAGAATATAATCTTCGCTTGTGTATAATATAAACTCTTCTTCTATTTGTTCCAAACATCCTAAGAATTGGTTTCTATAGGTTTCATTGTCGTCATAAAGGAGTTTAACAAAATCTTCTGGTACCGTGTTGACCGTATGGGGTTTCTCCTCAAACCCTTTGTCTACACAGACATACTTCTTAAGGCCCTTTGGAAAGAACTTTTCTAATCTTCCGAAACAAGGAGACCAGACATCAGAATATCTTGAGTTGGTATCTATAACTAATGCGAGTGAATTCATAAATTTTTTTTTTGAAATGGGCTTTATAAAGTGGTCATTTGAATAAACTAAATTCAGTTAGGTCTCTGTAAGGAGGATTTTCAATTTGATCCTCTGCATGTTCTGGATAGTTACTCAGTAATATTAGGCCTCTTGCTGCCTGTTCGGGAGTCATATACATGTTCCATCCTCCTTCTACTATGTCATCCTGATGATAAGGGACGCCTTCTCCTCGCCCCTCATATCTCATTCTTTTAATCGACTCAACAGCTTCCTCGCTATCTGTCAAAATCATTCCACCCTTACCAATCTTGAGAGGTTTTTTAAAATGGAAGGATAGACACATTAAACTTCCGGGAATATACATATTAGAAGTAAGCCGTTTCGCTGAATCATAAATAGGAAATGGCTTAAGCTGATACAGTCCCTTCCAGTCAACCTCCGCGAACTCTAACTTGCCTCCTGCTTGTAAAATGGACTGAGGAACCGACAGATAAGTTCGCTTAGGGATAGTTACAGATTTCCCCTCTACATTTAGGTACTTGCAGGCAAGGAAGAGGGAGTTTGTACAGCTGTTTGTTGCTATAGCATACTTAGCTCCTGTGTAGTGAGCTATTTCTTCTTCGAACCACTTTACTATTTCAAATGGATTTCTAAGCATTCTCTATCTCTCTAGTAAATAATACTTCTTCTTAAATCCACAGGACTCGAAAAGTCTTACGCTAGCCTCGTTATCTAATTTTACCTTCGCAAATGCGTCTGGGTGAAGTTTCATTAGCTCATTTATCATAAATTTAGCAATGCCCTTCTTTTGGTGGGCTGCGTGAGTGGCTACCCTTATGTCTCTATTGATTTCTCCAACCCAACCAACAGGATGTCCATCCTCCAAAGCTATGTAATAGTCTTTGCAATGAGTTTGCATATATTTATAATGACTTTTTGTAGTTATTATTTTTTGCTCTATAAAACCCTCTCTTAAAGAGTTTCTAAGTTCAAGAACAAAGTTCCAATACTTTCTTTCACATCTTATTAGTTCTAGTCCCATGAGTCCTCCTGATTTATAATAGAATTTTGTTCACCCTCCCAGTGACATCGCAGATAAACTCGCGTGCCTCGCCATCCTTGCAAACCGAGAAGGGGTGATAGTGAAGATCCAATATCTATATATTGATTTTGATCAAAGTCTTTATAAAGTTCATATATTAAGAAATTACTGAGCGTTGCAGCAGAAAAAAGAAAGATATGATCTTTAATGTTATTGTCTGAAATGTACCGCTTCATCTCCTCTATTAGATGATAATCATTTACCATACAATTAGAGCCTATCCTGAAATCTTTTTTAACTTTAAAGGGAAGGCTGTCAAACGTGGCGTTTTTATTACATACTAATATTACATCTCTGTTCTTAAACTCAGGGATCATCATGCTTACGAATAGACTATAGTTGCCATTTATCATAGCATTTGAAAAGCTTAAATGTTCGTGGTCTTCGTTCCCATAAAGACCTAAACAAAAATCAAACGCTTCTCTGCCCCATTCGTTAGTTCCGGGAATCCCCTTAAAATAGTTTTTCTTTTTAAATTGAAAAGCCTCTACTAATTTTTTGTGATAAAAGGAATGTTCCTCTGGGTTAAATTCTTTTCTCTCCTCTTCCATGTAGGGAATAGGGGCCTTAACGGGATTCTCCCCATAAACATCCTCTTGGATAAAATAATCTTCAGCTAACACTAGGTGTTTGTTTTTTAAAACTGAGACTTCCCCATCTGAGAACCTAGCAAAGGCAAATGGCTCTTTAGATTGCGTAAGCATCAGTATCTTAAAAAATTCTTCTTTAAAGTTCTTCATTATGGCTGCCTCCTAAAAAGGAGGAAAAGGGATCTGTTGAAAACCATTTATACAGTCCTTCAGGGTGCTGGGGGCTCCATCCTAGGGATCTTAACTTGGATGCATCAACAGCATATCTTACATCCTGACCCCATCTATTCGGAACAAACTGGATCGAGCTTTCATCTTTTCCCATCCAAGATATGATTGTTTTCACAACGTCTAAATTTACCATATAGTTCTCTGATGCTATATTGAAGGTCTCATTTTTTATACCACTGTCTAGTATTGCAAAGATACCGCTAACATTATCCTTTACGTAAGTCCAGTCTCTTATATATGAACCGTCGCCATGCACGGGTATCTGTTTATTGTTTTGTAGTGAAGATATACACTTAGGAATAAGCTTTTCTTCGTACTGTCTTTCTCCGTAGTTATTACTACTGCGGGTTATGATGTAGTCGATGTCATAAGTTCGGGAATATGCTTTGACGAGCATTTCAGCCCCCGCTTTGGTTGCAGAATATGGATTGCTTGGAGATAGAGCATCATCTTCTTTGAAAACGCCATCTTGCCTGTCTCCATAAACCTCGTCGGTGCTGATATGAAAAAAAAGTGGGCGACCATACTCGGGCTTTCCCCTAATAAGCTCAAGAAGGTTCCATACGCCGATCAAGCTACTATCAACAAAGGGTTTAGAATCCCGAATAGAATTGTCAACATGACTTTCAGCGGCAAAATTTACAAGGATATCACATGTTGGAATGTGGATCAATGTACTTATGTCGGCTATCTGCAGTTTGTAGTTTGGATTAGAGTCCCAAGGAAGTTTTTCGTGAGATGCATATCCCATCTTGTCGATATCATATACGGTATGGCCTAACTCTAGTGCCTCTTCTACAAAATGGCTCCCTATAAAGCCTCTACCTCCCGTTACCACCAATCTCATCTTTTAGTACCTCCAATATCTTCTTTGAAGAGGTGCCATCTCCGTAGGGGCAGTCTTCATCAACTATAAATTCTCCACTGTCAATTATACCGTCAAAAATGGACTTTAGTCCGTTTGGATTTTTACACATAAAAGCAAAAGACCCGATTCCCTCTGCTCTTTCGGTCACTTTCCTACAAACAATACATTTTTTCTTCAGAAAGGAGGCCTCTTCCTGAATTCCTCCGCTGTCAGTTATGATAGCTTTACATGTTCTAATAAACTCGATACACTCATCGTAGGAAAACGGGTCTGAAACAGTTACATCTGTGAGTATGTGTTGATGCTTGGAAACTCTTGGGTTTGGGTGTAGAGGAAGAACAAAGTCTAGGGCTGGATTTTCTTTAGCTAACTTATTAATTTCTTCAAACCATTCGTCCATGTTGTGGTGGTTTTCTCTTCTATGCATTGTGACAAGAACTTTATCCTCAAGAGAAGGGACAAGCCCAACAAGGTTGTCTAAAACTGTATTGCCTGTCAGATATGCTCTTGTGTCGTGGGCGAGCTTGCCAGTAATATTGCAAATATTTTCTAAGGATGTTTGCGTTGGGCAAAAATGTATAGACGCTAACGCAGAGAGGGCTGTTCTATTAAACTCTTCTGGATAGGGATTATCTATGTCAAAAGTTCTTAAGCCCGCCTCTAGGTGGATAACGGGAATATTTCTATGAAAAGCTGCGAGACCAACAGCAAAAGCAGAGGTGGTATCTCCATGTACAAGTACGTGCGACACCCCTTCAAAAAGCCCATCCTTGTTTAGCAAGGAACAAACTATTGAATCGAGCCTGTTGTCTCCACCCTCTATTTCATTGACAATAAAAGTATCATCAAGATATTCTGCGACTAGCGAGGTATGCTGTCCAGTAAACAGTATTTTAAATGGAATCTTGTCTTGAATAGCATCAACAACGGGCTTTATTTTTATCCACTCTGGTCTAGTTCCAAAAGAAATGAGTAGCATGCTTAAGGCTCCTTTGAGTATCCTAGTTTTTTTAAAAGTTTTTTATCTAAGTTGTTGTATATAGAAATTATATCCTCATCTCTCATTGAATCAAGATATCTTTTTGATAAAAAATAATCTTTTCTATCAAATTTTCCCGCCAACACTGTAGGTCTGTTTGCGTAATTATTTACATAGCTTTTTATCTTATAATTAATATTGGTGTGCCTCACCCCTAAGAAATTAGAGACTCTTTCTATTTCTTTTTCTTCATCTTTTAGAACATCTTCGTATCTAAGTATTAAAACTTTGTGTTCGGCATTAATCCAGCTATTATAAAAGTTATTCCATAATGCTATGCAGTCTTGTGAATTACCATACTCTCTTGCATTTTCAACAGGTCTTCCTGTGTGTCCAAAGTCCCTAAAACTTAACCACCAAGAGTATGGGTTCTTTACACATAAAACAATTGGATTGTCAACATCTGAATCATAATATTTATGTTTTTTTTCCTGTTCTACTTCTATTGATAAAAGATTTTTTTCTAAGAGCTCAAATATAAAACCAGTTCCAGATCTTTCTAGTCCTTTTATTGATACTTCTTTATTCTCTATTGGATCTTTAAGAAAGAACCTAGATCTTAAAAAATCAAACAAACCGCTACAAAGATGTATGGCGGCGACAGAGGAGGAATTATTGCTTAGATTAACCCTACTAGCCTCTTTTATCCTTTCTTTTTTTAAATTGATTCTGTCCAGAGACAACTTATAGAAAGCCTCTCTATAGTCTTCTCTTTCTTCGCATAGGCCCTGTTCTATATCCGTTACTTCTTTCAGGTAACGGTCACAGAATCCAGACCCATAACATTGGCAAGGTTCTTTGGGGTTCATTAGCTTTCTCTTACTAGGCTCCAGCCCTTTTTAACATAATGCTGGATGCACTTATCTCTTAGGGAGAAAAACTCTTGCTGTTTCGTAACAGACTCTGTTTTATCGTCAACTCCCAGCTCATAACCGTACAAGGAACTTGACAGCTCTCTTTCTAGTGGAGGATGGGGAGGAACATATGTTGGTATCCCTCCATGAATTTTGGCCATCGCTGACAGGTGAATGTCTTCTCCTGTTTCCCAAGTGTGTGGCTCTTCTTCCCAGACGTATTTAAGGTGAGCCTTGTTTATAAACCAAGCGTGTCCAACTAAATCTACCTCTATCTTTTCCTCGTTATGAGAAGGCCATCCAAATCTCTCGTGATCCATGTAGAATTCTTTACTATTGAGTTGTAGCCCAACTCCTCCTAGTATCGCCGGTTCCTCTTCGTATGTTTCCATGCAGTTTTCTAGCCACTGATTGCCGGGAACTGTATCGTCATCGAACAAGGCAACAAATTCTGTCTGAGCAAGCATGGCGAGAGAGAATCTTCCAAAATATTTCCAGTTATGGTCACAAATAACTTTTCTATCCACATCATAATCAACAGACTCTGTATAAAAATCCTCATGGTGATTTACCCATAGCCAAATTTGATCAGGAGTGACCGTTTGGTTTCTAATAGCTTGGATCTGTAGAGGTAGGTTCTTCGGTCTCCTGTATCCATTTAATATTACCGTTACAGACATTCAACACTTTCCCAAAATAACTCGTGTGCCCTAGAACATTGCGAAACCATTTCTTCCTTTCCAACGTCTTCCATGTGATGCAAACATCCTATCAGGTCGTTGCCGATTATCTCCATGCCACAAAAAATAGCCTCAGCCACAGAACGACAGTATGGTTCATAAAATGCTGGAGTGTAGAAAAGTCTTTTGTACTTGTTATATAGATTGGGCATCTCTCCAAACTGCACATTTCCTATAAAGTCTACATTAGGTAGAGTATGGCATGTTTGTATGAAGTATGGATCATTAGACCATCCTGCAACTACAAACTTTTCCTCTGGATTTTCTATAGCATAAGAAAAAAGAGAATTTGTGCCTTTTAGTTGGTGCATATACCCAACATAGAGAATCTTATCTTCTCTTTCTAGGTCTTGATTGCTAAAGAAAACAGGGTCTATTGGGTCGGGAATTATTTCTGCGTTTGTGAAATAGTCTCCGTAACTATTAATAAACTGTTCAAGATGAAACTTAGATAAGAAGAAGGCCTTTTTACAGCTAGTGAATAGATTTTTTCTATCTTCTTGAGAAAGATATCTATTAGCGTCATGTTCAAGCCTAACATGATTCGGGAATGTTGTTATCCATTCTACCATACGTGGCTTCTGATATAAGGCCTCTAGGTTTGAAGAAACCAGAAGGTCATATTCGGGATGTAATATCCTGTCGTCACTACTAACATTAAACTCTACTATAGAATGTCCCCTGCGAATACCCTCATCTATTATGAGAGCATTACTCCTTTGGGCTCCTCCTTGGCGTTCCTTTCCATAGTCCGAAATCCATAGTACCTTCATTAATCACCCTTCATAATCCTAATTGAATCCTCATCAAAATGTTGAGTAGAAAACTCAAACATCACAACATCTGTTAGCCCTAGCATCTGATGCCTCATTCCTACCGGAACATGGAAGCTGTCCCCTTCGGTTAATAGGGTCTTTTCCACAAAAGTATCCGTCTTGCGATCATTCCAACCGTAGGTAACTTCTAGTGTTCCTGATTGTATATAGAACGTCTCGTCCTTGAGTTTGTGATAGTGCCAGCTACATTTTTTTCCTTTTTTAAAGAAAAGTAATTTGCCACAATACTCTTTTTTATTTACAACCCAATCCTCGTAACCCCATCCTTTTGAGACGAAGACTCTATCTTTTTTTTCCATTACCACCAGCCCTTTTTCTTTTTCTCAGCCTTTGTCTGCTCTTCAGCTACTACTTTTGGAGCTGGAGTCGATGGCTTTCGTACCTCTGGGGGGAGAACCCGTTCTTGCTTTTTTTTTGAAGGTTTTGGCGGCGGGTTCTTATACTTAAACATTCCAGAAAAGTCATAGTTGTTTATTATATGAGAAAACACATCCAAGGAATTTTTTCTATATAAATTCATATAGCTTTCTGAGAAGTGCCAATGAATATCAAGCGAGTCGCCACCCCAAGGTTGCACTAAGCAAACATTATGATTAAGACCTGCTGAAAATGAGACAGTAGGCTTATTAAAGAATAGCTCTGCTAAATTACTGATACAAAGAACTTCATCTGTAACTACGATTGCTTCTCCGTTAAAACCGATTAAAAGAGGAATTGCAGCAATGCCCTTCGTCCCTTGTAGACCATAGGGCTCACGAACGACCATTACATTAAAGTCCTTTTCGTACTTTTTGATACTGTTTACTGTATCTTGTGCCTTTTTGCCATCTTCATCTGTCTGAAGGACAAATACCTTGTAAGAGTTGTTTATTTTCTTTACTGCTTTTTTGATTGGTTTCTCTCTCATGTTAATTTTATCTTCCATATTAATAACCTCCGGTGCCGGATGTTCCGGCTATAATTATACTTACTGGAATGCCTGTGTTGTAGTTCTCTAGTCCAGAACCACTTCCGGCATTGATTAAATTCAATATACTGTTAGTCGCTGTTACTGGTGTGCCTGCATAGGGGTCGCTATAAAAATAGACTCCACCGGGCCCAATCTTTACACCCTCTGGGCCTCCTGATCCTCCATGGAAGAGGTTTGTAAAAGCATTTGTACCTGTAGCCTTCAGTAGTAAAACCTCATTAACTCCTGTGGATCTATTCTCAATAATCAAGCCTTTAATGCCTGTTAAAACCAATGCATATTGAGAACCAAATACATTTTGGCTTAAGTTCCTTAAGTCGTATACTCCGGTAGCACCACTGGCTATGGTTACGCCTCCTATGTTATAGATGGAGTCTATCTGTCTCACCTCAGAGCCAGAACCCGATACCAATGACGTAGAATAGTCAGTAGAACCTTGAAGAACTATATTACTAGCTGAATAAGCATAGGTCTGTTGCTGGCTAAAGACAATGTCTGCCTTGATGGTTGCTGTTGTTGTAACTGGGGAGTCTGGCATTATTTAGTCCTTTACGACTTAAATTTCTTTCTAATGTATTATACCTTTTTTCTTTTCCTTTTGTTTGGTGTTCTTACTATCCGATGAGCTTTTCTTATTATCTTAGTAGTAGAGGAAGCCTTTTGCTCCTCTCCCATATAAACAAAGTCATAGCCACCATTTTTCCTACTAACACCGTAGACAAGTATACCCGCATGTCTTACTTCTACTACTTTATATACCCCACGAGCGCCCATGTATATCTTTTCGCCTGCGGTTCCCTCTTCAGAATCACGCTTGCATACATAATAGGGGCCGGTTCCTTGAACTACCTTAAAGGTATCGCCAGCAGAAAGAGATCGCCAGTCCTTTATTTCGTTTTTTATAGGGCCATTCTTTAGAACAAACACCTTTTTGCACTCTTTACAAGCTCCGCTTCTAGCCGCGTTTATACAACCGCATGACTTGCATAACTTTTGTCCTCTTTTTAATTTTACGCTTTCCAATTTTAACTCCTGTGTCTTACAAAAAAACTAAACCACTATCGCATTATACCATACATACTGGCAATTGTAAGACAGAAATCCAAATATTTTTCCTAAATTTTTTCATAAGATAGGGCCACCTATAGGATTAAAGTCCAAATTTTTCAATAAAAAAGTCAAAGTCTATTTCAAATACAGTCTCTCCTCCTTCTGTAGTGCAGTTTTCTACCATATCTGGATGTTCAAAAGATAGATATTGTAGTAGTAAACACAAAAAGAAAGGATGCTTCTCCGGATTATCGGAATGCTCGAAATTACTATGGGTCATAAGGCCACCTGTCTGCCATGGTTGAATTAACATTATCAATATCTATAAGCCATCGACCGTATTTCCCTGTTTTTCCGGTTATAAGCTCAAAATATCCTTCTTCATCTTCTTGATCTCTTATTAGATTCTCTAAAATTATAGTAGCTTCTTTAAATTCAGCTTGACCCCTCTCTGGGGTGTCAATTCCTGTAAGTCTACCTCTTATTTTAGCTGTTAAATAAAAACCCAAGTCAATTTCTACATCTATTGTGTCTCCGTCTATACATCTGACTAACTTTGCTCTATACTTGTACATCACTCCCGTGCCCTATCCTTTTGCGGAACCGAAGAGTTAATGTAGTCTAAATCTTCTTCAGAAAGTTCTCCATCTAAGTAAGCCTGAGCGTCTATCCCGTTTTCTATTAAAAACTTTCTTATTAATTCATGGTCGTATCTTTCCAAAAGCATATTTTTGAAGCATAAAGGACACATTCCGACAGTCTCCTCTTCATCATGTCCCTCTGCGTAATGAAGTATTCTTACTTGAAGACCCATGATTGCACGCTGATTAGATGCTCTCTGTGAATTGAGGAGGAACAGTTCTTCTTGAGCATGTCTGGTATCAATGTGGGTTTCTCTTATTTCATATACTAGAAAGGACATAGGGACTAGTAAAAGAAAGAAGAAAACATTTTTGTAGTTTAGTTTCATTTTTTCCAACCTTCTAAGATAAATCTTAAAGAATTTCTACCCAATATGTCTTTTATGACATCTGGGCTATACTTATCTGTATGAATACCACTTTTGAGACAGGATAAATATCTAGTAAGTCTGGGAAGTTCTGATATGTCTGTAATCTCGTCAGGAGGATCGGTAAACCCATCAAAGTCTGTCCCTATAGCAATTATCTCATGACCTGCTATGTTTGTGATATGTTCTATAGTTTGATCTATATATTTTAAACCTAGACCGGTATCAATAGGACTAAGCCAGTAGTTCATGAAAATTATACCCATTAAACAGTTGTGGTCTGCAAGCCATTTCATTTCCCAGTCCTCTAGGTTAAGCGGGTCTGGATTGACTCCAAAGACACCTGTATGGCTGGCAATCACCCTTGATAGATCGTCGCCCACTATTTTGTATACTTCCTGTCTTGCCTTAGGAGTACAATGAGTGACATCTATTATCATGCCCATCTCTTTCATCGCTCCAACAACGTTGCGACCTATGGAGGTTAGTCCCTTATTCATATCCCAAGAGGACATTAGGCTCTTCCAGTTGCCTTTTTTAATCCCATATTCAGGATAGGGAAAAACAGGAGCCGCAACATGATTTTGATAGAAATGAGTTAGTGTCATGTAGGCAGCACCCCTATCGTAGAAATGCTCAAGGTTATTTAATAGTTCTTTTTCTATTTCTTTTGGCGTAGCGGTGGCATCTTCCACCCTTTTCTTTGCCAATTCCCCATTAAGGCTGTGGCATCCTTCTATAGAATGTATCATAGCTATGTCATTATTAGATATAGCTTGCTCTAACTCACTTCTACTGAAAACAAACTTAAACCTACCATCAAATTTTTTTATCTCTACCTCTATCGAGTCCATTTGAGCATTAATAGCATCAAAGTAAGTAGGATCAAAGACCCTTTTGCGTACCCTAGGATATACCCACTTGAGGAATTTAATTAGCTTCTGGTCGTCAACCCACTCTATTTCGGGGACGAAGGAGGTTGAGAGAACTACATCTAATCCACCCTCATCCATCTTAGGGAGGGTATTTCTTTCACTCAGAGGCCAGAATGATCGTTTAAAAAGGGTAGTTAGAAATCTAGAATTTTTACCATCGAGACTTCTTTCAAACAGGAAATTCTTAAGTGCCCCATGATTATGCCAATCGAAGATTAGGGATTCGTTGTGTAATTTTTCCCAGTCCATAACAAGTACCTTTATTTTAGAGGCAGTTTAAAGTTATAGACCTTTAATTAACACCCTGCCTTTCGGTGTTCTATTTACATAACCCTGTTGCATTAGATAGGGTTCTATTTTCTGCTCGATGGTCTGCCGGTCTAAACTTAACGCGCTACATAAAGTATTTACACCGATATGAGTGCCCTTAGGCAAGTTTATTAAAACCTCTAGGTATTTCCTGTCTATTGGATTTAAACCATTCTCATCAATGCCCTGCATTTTAATAGCTTGCGTAACCTGCTCAGGACTCAAACCCTGCAAATTATTTGCTACGCCGTAGTCTCTAATCCATTCTAAGAAGTTATTGGCTAGACGAGGCACTCCTCGACTAATTTTAGAAATTATTTTTACGCTTGGTTCTGAAATGTCCACTTTTATCTTTTTGGCGTTAATAGAAATCAACTCAGACAGTTCCTCTATGCTGTAAGGACGGATAAAGTGCTTTAATTTAAACCTGTCTAAGAATGGCTGAACTAAATCACCCATATCAGTAGTCGCCCCTACAAAACAGAACTTAGGTATGTCTATATTGATTGTTTCGCCCTGACTATTTTTACTAGCAGGGATAACTATATCTAAACGAAAGTCCTCTATCACAGTAAGTAAATATTCTTGTACCTTTTTGCTTACTCTGTGAATCTCATCAATAAAGAAGATGGAACCTCTTTCCATTTTCATCAGATAGGGAAGCACGTCCTTGTTTGTTGATAGACTGGCTCCATTGGCAATTTGAATAGGAACATTGAGTTCATTAGCTAACGCTCTTGCCAGCGTGGTCTTGCCTAGACCTGCTCCTCCGTAGAACAGACAATGAGAGAGAGTGTCTCCCCTTACCATAGCCGACTTTACTGAGATTTTTAAATTCTGGATTATTTCATCTTGACCAATAAGATCATCAAATTGTTGTGGTCGTAGATTGCTCATCTTTTATTGCTTCCTTAATTAATTCCACGACTGTAATATTCTGTCTATCGTATTTGTGAACGAGTCGTGTGGCTTCTAGTAAAGTGTAACCCTGAGAGTGAAGTGCCTGTATAGCTAACTTTGTTGTTTTGTTCTCAAGTTGTTTATTTTTATTATTACTTTTATTGTAAGCTGGTATTGTCACAGAATCCCAACACTCAGGACAGGTCATCACAATATCCGACTCTTGAGGTATGTCTTGGTTGCTTAATCTAAAATGTAAATAACAATTAGGACATTTGTAGTCAATGTCTAGTTGGGTTCTTGATATTGTTGCTTTCATGTTCTGTGTTGTCTCTGAAATCAAAGAGGATAGGTTGAGTAAGACATTTTTAGTAGCCCGACGAGGAATCGAACCTCGAACTACGGCTTAGAAGGCCGCTGTTATATCCGTTTAACTATCGAGCCATTCATTAATCTCTGGGCAAAGATTGTTGTTGTGTTATATTAAATTGATCTTTTAAATCTTCTTCTTCTTTTTTAATGTCCTCGTAGCTGGGAGGCTTGGGCAATTTAAATCCACCCATGTTATTTTGTAGAAACTTGGTTATCTCATTAAACTTTTCGTTATCCGCTTCGTGTTCTGCCTTCAGCGGGGCGATCTCCTCTACGATAGCCTCGTTAGTTTTTTCTATGTCTTGATGTATTGTCTTTAGTTGGTA